ATTTGATCCACCACCAAGTACAACAACTACAACCACTACATTACTTGAAGGTGTAAATACAATATGGACGTGGTTTGAAGCAGAAACACCAGCATAAAACTAATAGAATATGTCACTAGAATTAACACAAGAAATAAAAGATAAGATAAAAGAGATGGCAAAAGCTAATCCTAATCTTAATTCAGTAGGTTTGGGAGAAAAAGTCTCTGGAGGTACAGCCACTGGAGAACCTGCTATTGTATGTAGTGTAACTCAGAAGAAACCTATTGAAGACTTATCTCCTGAAGAAATTCTTCCATCTGAAATTACTGTAGGTGATCAAGTGATTAAAATAGATGTAATTGAAGCATCACGAGCATATCAATTAGGATGTACAACTTGTGGGGGATGGAGTGGTGCTAACTCTGGTGAATTTACAAACAGACAGTTTACTAGGCCACTTAGAGCAGGTATAACTATGAGTTCAGACAGAGGATGGCCTGCAGTAGGTACATTAGGTACAATCGTAAAAGATACAGCAACAGGAGTATTAGTAGGTCTAACTAATAATCATGTAACTATAGAAAATCCTAACTTTACAAGTGATAGGAATTTATCAAATCCTGCTGATATAACAAATGATTATGATCCAGTAAACAATGTATACCAAGCCACTGAAACACAAGCAGGTTACATTTCTCCAGTAAACATTGTTGGAAGAAGTGTAAGATATGCTCCAACATATTACCAATCTTCAGGACTCACTAACAAAGTAGATGCTGCTTTATTTTCTGTACAACAAAATGTAATTGATAACAAGTCTTGGCAACCTATTGGTCTAGATGGTATAATACCAAACGACAACCCACAGTTTGCAACAACACTTGAATTAGATAACTTATTTGCCACTAATCCAAAAATCTGGACATCAGGAAGAACTTCTGGAGCTAGAGGTGAAGGTGTTTGTGGAAATTTAAGAGTAAATCAAACAGGTCTAACACTACCAGTTGCAGCTAGTGCAACAGGTCCTGTGTGGGTGTATGAAGATATTATAGCAGTGATAAGACCAGATGATGATACACCTACATCACAACAATTTGGATGTCTTAATCCAGGACTTCAAGGTGATTCAGGATCTGCTGTATATGCAGAAATTAATGGAACTGTAAAATTAATTGGATTACTTTTTGCTGGTAACTGTACAGTTGCAGAAGCTTGCTGTGGTTTTGCAGGTCCACCAAATGGCTGTAGTTCAGTGTTTTTTGTTTGTAGAATAGATCACATTGCTGATGAATTAGGAATCGAACATTGGAATCCTAATGTAGACCAATTAAGATTTGTAAATACTAACACAATGGAATACATAACAGAACCTGGAGGAAGTGATCAAAGAAATAAGTCCTGTAACGGTAAGACATACTGGCAAGCAGGATTAACTGATACATTAGATAACCCTTGTTAAAATATAAAATACCATGTCAAATAATTGCTCAAATTGCTACAACGGATGTACTGAGATTACCTCAGACAAATGCGTTAAATATACAGGGGTAGATGTCCCTGTTCTAGGAATAAAAAATGGAGACTCTCTATCGTATGTAGAGCAGGCTCTAATAACTTTTTTAAGTTCAACACTTGATGGCACAGGAATATTTCCTATAGTTCCAGCAACTGATATATGCCCCTCGCTTCAGAAAGAACTAGATTCATGTGACCCTCTTTCTTTAAATAACTACCTAACTAGTATTATTAAGTTTATATGTAGCTTAGAGGACCAGATAGGTGTAGTTGAAGAACAGAACCGACCAGTCGAGTATGATGTTGAGTGTTTGAGTGTTTCTGATAATACAAGTACACAAGAGGTGCTGCAAGCTGTAGTAAATAAAGTGTGTACTGTAGCCCAACAACTTACAGACTTCATAACATATGTAGATGCTACGTACGTAAAGATTTCAGAAATTAATACGTACATCGAAAACTACATTAACACAGATCCTACACAACAGTTAATATCTAATAGAATGGTTCCATTCTCAATTGTTGCTGCTGCTGGTGGTTCTGCATTCTTATCTAACTTTGATGCTTCTGGAGCAGGTATTGGTAGTTGGGCAAACATATATCTATGTAATGGTAACAATGGTACTCCTGACTTAAGAGGTAGAGCACTTATTGGAGCCAACGATGGATCAATGGGAGGTGGAGCACTTGACTCTGCTGTAGATCCTGCTGTATCAGGAAACCCAAGCTATGGATTAGGAAGTGTACATGGTAGTAATACTGTAGTGCTAACTACAGGACAGCTTCCTGCACACAGTCACACAATTAGTGATCCTGGTCACAAACATAATTTTCCAGCAAGAAATGGTACAGTGGTTGGTGATTATGTACAAAATGCTGGTGGAGGTGCTCCTAATGATGATACATTACAAATTCAAAGCACTCCATCACCTAATGCTGAAACATCAGACATGTTAACAGGGATCACCGACACTAACCTAACTGGTGGTGGACAGGGACACCAAAACTATCAACCTGGACGTGGAGTATATTATATAATTTACATACCTTAAAACAAAATAAAATGGCATACCTACCTGTAAACCCTTGCTGCACTGGTGTAGTTTTAAATACCACATGTGGATGTAATAGCACTTGCAATTGCAATTCTACTACAAACTCTTGTGGAACCACTGGTGCACTTTCAAATACAATTGTGTATAATGGTCCTACACTTCCTGGTTCAGGGGTAGAGGCTTGTGATACACTTAATGTTGCGTTATCAAAAATAGATGAAGTTCTTGTTGAATTGAAAGCTCAAGTTGCACTAAACACTACTGCAATCTCTAACATAACAGAACAAATCAATAATATTAACGCACAGATAACAACAATTAACAACAACTGTTGTCCATAATTATGACAGTATTATTAACACTAACTACAGCAGGAACTGATGCCACAGTGTTTGATTTATATTCAGACATTGATGGCTTCACCACTGCTTTTGAAACAGGCGTAAGTAGAGCATCTTTAGTTGCTGGATACTCAAGCGTATTAGTTCCAGATTACACAACCACTGTAAGAATACAAGCTACAGAGAAGTGTGTAAACTCTGTAGATATAGTGTTAGAAAACACAACAACAACCACCACCACAATACCTTAAGATATGTTGATACAGATAAATATAACAATTCCCCCAAGTGGTTCTGCTGGACCATTTGATTTATATTCAGATGCAGATGGATATGTTTCTCCTTTTGAAACACAAGTTCCTGCTGCGAGTTTAACTGCTGGATATATTGTAGAACTACCTGTGGGAGCAACTATCATAAGAGTATGCTCTGTTGGTACATGTGAAAACTGTATTGATTTACCAACTAATTGTCCAACAACTACAACAACATCTACTAGTTCAACAACTACAACAACTAGTACTAGTAGTACAACCACTACTACAACCACTGCAGCTCCTCCATATAGATTTGATTATGAGCTTATTACAGGAACTCCTACATTTATAGGAACTGTTAATCTTACAATAGAAGTTGATTCTGTTCAAGTGGTAAATCAAACAATAAGTGTTGGTAATACGTATCAAGCAGGATCATTAAACCTTACTGCTGGTCAAGTTGTAACAGCAACAATGACTAACGTTAAAACAGGTACATTTAACTTTGGTAATAAAATAATACAAGATGGTGGATTATATCAACCACAAGACGATTGTATGCCTTGTGTAGATCAGTTAGTAACACCACTGTTCTCTCCATATACAATGGGAAGTGCTAACACTGCATTTGTATTCCAAGGAGACGTTAGTTCTCCTACAACAACCACCACTAGTACAAGCAGTACGACTACTACAACTAGTACAAGTAGCACAACCACTACAACCACTACAGCAGCACCACTTGACTGTGCGTTGACTGGAGGAACTGCAGTGGTTAATACAACAACAACTACTACTACTAGTGCTACAAAATCAGCATTAATTTCAAACAGTTCTCACCCTAGTGATGCTTGTCCATATACACCATCAGTAACAGTATATGTTAGTAATCCAACAGGTTCTGGTGCTTCTCAAACAGTAAGTACAAGTAGTGTAGTGTATACAGATGTTGCTGGAACTATACCATTCGTTGGTGATGGTAATTATTACAAAATAATTATGAGTGGTAGTTCACTATTCACTAGTTCACCAGTAAATTCAAGTGGTCAAGTTAGTTCACCAATAGGAATTTGTCCGTAAATAAAATAAGAAACTATGGCAGCAACAATGACAGTAAAATTAACCTCAGCAGGTGTTGATACAGACACTGTTGATTTATATACAGATGCAACTGGGTATACTACACCAATAGCTTCTACAACAACAGCTGTGCTCACTAGTCCATTTGGATATACAGTGGGTGTGCCTTTTGGTGCAACTATTTGTCGAGTGCAAAATACAGGTGTATGTACTAACTATGTAGATATAACAATTACCTAACTATGACAGGAGCAGTACAAGTAAACAAGATAGGCACAGCCCTTCAAACATTCTATCTGTATTCAGATGTGAATGGATTTACAGCACCTTTTGAATCAGGTGTAACAAGAGATGAGTTACTTCTAGGACACCCTACAGATAAGATACCTAACACAACAACAGTGATTAGAGTGATGTCAGTAGATGTTCCTGGCAAGTATTTAGATATTAATGTATAAAAAGTCTTGTTTTGTTGGTTTTGCAAGGCTTCTCCTAGGGTTATTAGTAGCCCTAGGAGTTTTTATTTATAACTAAATTGATTATAAATAATAACCTTGTTTAGTAAATTTATTTGTTATATCCAAAATAAATTTTATATCTTTACAATATTTTTTAACCAAAGTACAATTAAATGTCATACAATGAGAAACTACTCAGACAGCTGGAGGGATTACTTGGCTGGAAAAAGAGTAAAAAGTTCTATGCTGAAAAGCTGAACATAACAGAAGATGAAGTAGATGAATTAATCAAAGAAATTAGAAGTAGAGAAAAAGATGAAGGAGAAGCATTCTTAAAAACATCAAACACATCTGAAACCTTCGAATCACTAAAGAAGGTGAACAATGAAAAGGGAACTATAGAGAGTACAATTACTCTTGATTATGAACCCAAAAACCACCTGGAGCTAGCAAAGCTTCACAAAATAGACCTAGACAAATACATAATTACAAACTACTGGTCTAAAGTACTTCCAAGCGGAAAGTTTACTTCCTCAGTATTTTCAAAGAGGAAAACACCAAAAGATTACACAGCTGAAGATTTCAGCAAGTTCTTAGAGAACTATAAATCAAATTACATTCCAATCCCCTCACCACAGAAAAGTGGTAAAGATGTTGCAGATGTTGAGCTATCTCTATCTGATTATCACTTAGCAAAGCGATATGTTGATGGAGACAATGATCCTGCTGTAAGAGCAAGAAGGTTCTTTGATGTGGCTCAAAATTTGATACAAAAAGTTAGATCTGTCTATGATATAAATAAGGTGGTATTTCCAATATCAAATGACTTTTTTCATACAGACAACTATCAAAATTCAACAACAAACGGTACTCCACAGGATATCATATTAGACTATGCTTCTGAATATGAGCTTGGTTTTGCAATTCTTGTAGATACAATAAAGATGTTGAAGGCTAATGCTAACCAAGTTGAGGTGATCTTAGTACAAGGTAACCATGATAGAACTAAATCATTCTACCTAGCACATGCTCTAGATATATTCTTTACAGATGAAAATGCTGTATCTTTTACTAGAGAACATAGTGTTGTAAAAGGAACAATGGTTGGTGAAACGTTTATTGGTTACCATCATGGGAACTGTAAGATAGATCAGTTACCATTACTGTTTGCTACACATCCAAAATATTCACAAATGTTTGGAGGTGCTACATACAGAGAAGTTCACACAGGTGATAAGCATCACTACATGGCTAAGGAGATAAAAGGGGTAAGGATACAACAAATGCCTAGCTTATCTGGTACAGATAGATGGCATAAGGATAATAATTTTGTACATAGCGTACGAGCTGCCCTAGCCTTAGTTTATGATTCTAAGTTTGGCAAGGTGGCTGAATTTGAAGAAAGAATATAATTATGGCAACACTAAGAAAATTAGTTTCAGATGTTAGGTCAACGCACAAGATACTATCTACAGATGCATTGATTACAGACAGAGCAATTGCTTCTGAGCTGAGAACCAACGCACTAACGCTGATCAAAAGAGAAACTAATGTAAGAAAGTTATGGGCTAGTGACACACTGTTCACTACCATTCCTTGTTTGGAAATGGTAGAAGTGCCCATATCTGAATGTTGTGACTATGCTGATCCTTGCACTGTAGCAAGAACTAAATACAAGCTACCTAGAATGGCAGAAGGTAATTACCAGTATGTAATTCAAGGAGTGTATTCTATAAATGCTATGGGAGGTAAGGGTACCAAGCTAAAAGAAATAACAATAAACAGGTACCTAAACATCTTAAAACTTCGTATAATTAAAAAAGAGAGCTACTTCTGGATATCCAACGGTTATCTATATGTAACTAACCCTTTACTAAAGGCACTAAGACTATCTGCATTATTTGAAGAAGATGTACCTAATGAGATAATGTATCCACAAGATTGCGACTGTGGTACAAGTTATTCTGTGGATGACTTATGTAAGAACCCACTGGATAAAGAATTTGCTCTACCAGGATATCTAGAGCAACAAGTATTAGCGATGACTTCTACTAAGTTATTATCTACATACTTCCAAATAAAAACAGATATGAGTAATGAAGGCATTGATGGACAAGCTCCTAATGCTCAACCTACAAACTAAACTAAATGGCTAGAGTCTCTGTTGATTGGAGAAGTGCAAGCAAAGAAAACTACAATGATTTCTGCAAGAAGCACCCACTGGTGAGCTTATCATTTGATGAGTGGAGAAATATATTGTATCAATTCAACGATGCATTTAAACACTACATACTAGAGACAGGAGAAAAAGAAAAACTTCCTTGTGGCTTTGGAGAGTTCTCTATCAATAAAAAGAAGAGAAGAAAGATGAAGGGTAAGGATGGTAAAGAGTTTGTAAACCTACCTATCGATTGGCAAAAGACAAAAGAAAAAGGAAAGGTTATATACAACTTTAACTATCACACAGAAGGTTTTTTCTTTGGTTGGCTTTGGTTTAAAGAGAGTGCTAGATTCAGATATTCAGATTTATGGTACTTCAAGCCCTCTAGAGTTACATCAAGGTTATTATCACACTATATAAAAACTGACAACAAATACCAACACACTTATCATGAATGGAAAAAATAAGTTATGTCATACTATTATAAATACAATTTTGTTTCACCAGAACCTATCTATGCAACTGTAAAAGAAGAGCTAAAAAGTTACTTTGACACAGGTGCTGTAGATGATTTACTGTTTCCTACTTACTTGGACAAGTGTCTAAGAAAGCTAGGTAGAACTACGTATAAAATTAGTGAGCAGGTATTACACGTTGAAGATTTTGAAGCAAGACTTCCAGACAACTTTCATGCTGTTAGAGAAGCTTGGATGTGTGCAGAAATCCCTGGTAACCCTTATCCAATAGCAAACTCTTTTTATTCACAAGCAGCTAATGCAACAACTATACAAATATCTCCATTAACTATAGGAGGAACTCCTTGCAATAATCCTAGCTGTCAACATCCAAATTGTGATGGTACATGTATGCCTGAACTAGTTCAAGCTGTATATAAAACAAGCAACGAGATAGCTAGATCTTACAGACACAGTTATCTATTAAGACCAGGAAATATATCTGCAAGACAGCAATGTGATGTAAGTTACAGAAGTGATTGGAATGAGTTTGCACCACCTGTAAGAGAGTTTACTCCTGGTTCAGCAAACTATGATTCATTTGACATCAGAGATAACAAGTTTGTAACTAACTTCAGAAATGCTGTAGTTCACTTGTTATTTTATGCTACTGAGTATGATAGTACAGGAAACCAGTTGGTTCCTGACAACTATCGTATAGCAGAGTATGTAGAAGCGTTTATCAAGTTTAAAGTGTTTGAGATTCTAACTAACCAAACAAATGATGAAACATTTAATCAGCTTCAACAAAAGCTAGCCTACTACAAAGCAATGGCTGATGAGAAATATATCGAGGCTGAGATTGAAATTAAAAAGCAAACACCTTGGGAGAAACAACGTAGAATAAAGAAAGATCTCAATAGGTTTAATATGTATGAGCTTCCAAATCGTACTAATAGATACGGTAGAAGGCGTAACAATTAACACATATGGCTAAACAGCAATCAAATAAAGATTCTGATAAAAACAAAAAGCAGGGTAATATCAGACTAAATCCAGCTGCTGCTAGAGCAGGATTAAACCTAGACAGCTCTATCAACCAAGTTGGTCCTGGAAGACTTACCTATGCTTTAAATGCTGCTGTAGAAAACTTTGACTCTAGTTCTGTAAACTACCAGAATGAGCCAGGTAACGAGCTATGCTTGGATTTTCCTACAGGGTACAAACTTATTGGTTCTCATTTTATTCCTGAGAAGCGTAAGAATATATTCTTTTTAGCCAACCCAAACACAGGAGATAGTGAGATTGGATATATGGACAATAACGATTGTCAGTATCACACACTCATAAATGCTGCTTGCCTTAACTTTGATGTAAAGAATCCCATCCCTAAAGTTGTACACAGAATCACTAATTGTACAACAGAACTCTACTGGACAGATGGAGTTAATCCTAGAAGATATTTAGACATAGAGAACATTCCGTATAAGCTTATAGCAGGTACACCAAGTTGTGATCCTGTATATAGTGATGAATTAGATTGTAACCAGCTTAAGTTACAACCTGACTTCTCTATTCCTCAGTTAATGATTACTCAGATTAGAAATGTAGGTAATCTAACAGCAGGTACATATCAGTTTGCAGTGCAATATGCAGATGCTTCAGGTAATGAACTTACATCATACTACTCTGTAACTAACCCTGTTCCTATTGCTGATGAGTTTATTACATCAGTGAACTTTGATTATAATGTTGGAAAGTCTATTGCTGTAGGTGTTTTCAATCTTGACTTAACAGGACAATTTCAATACTTCAATCTAGCTGTAATAAAAACAATCAACAATGTTACATCTGTTGAGCTTGTAGGAACATATAATATTGAAGAAGCTACAAAAGAGATAGTTTACACAGGAGCTGATCAATCAGCAATACAGTTATCAATATCTGATATATTTGAGAAGTTTCCTTATTACGACATTGCACAAGATGTTACAGCTGTACAAGATGTTCTTGTGTGGGACAACCTTACATCTATTGATAGAATCAACTACCAGTCAATTGCAAATCAAATAACACTTGGTTGGGAAACACACAGGATACCAGCAAATGAAACGTATGCAGATGAGATAAATGCTGTAAACTTACGTGGGTACATGCGTGATGAGGTGTATGCATTTGAAATTGTATTCTTACTAAAGAATGGTAAGCAAACAGATGGCTTTCATATTCCAGGAAGAGAGAAAGGTGCTAATGAAAGTTATCCAGATGTTCCTGACACAAACAATGATTTTATTGGAGAGCCTGATTACTACACTGGTGATACAGGTTATAAGTCTTGGTGGAAGGTATATAATACAGGATCTGTAACAGGAGCTTCTCCTGGTCAATCTAGTGACCCAAGCTATAAAGGACCATGGGAATATGGTGAGTTTGCATATTGGGAATCAACAGAAGAATACCCATGTAACGATGATGTGTGGGGAGAGCTAGCTGGTCAACCTATTAGACACCACAAGTTTCCTGATCTATCTGTAACTCCTATAATGGAGAATGGTGAGATTGTTTATGACAACAATAAGATTGTTCCTGCAATGCAGGATAATGCCATCTTTCCTATTGGTGTTAGAGTGGATAACTCACAGATATATTCACTAATACAAAACTCTGACTTAACACAAGATCAGAAAGATGATATTGTTGCCTACAAGATTGTAAGAGGTGACAGAGGAACAAACAAGTCTGTAATAGCAAAAGGTATACTTAGAAACGTAAACAAGTATACTAGAGATGAAGAAGACTATTACTACCCTAACTATCCATACAATGACCTGTCTTCAGATCCATATGTATTAGCAAACAATAATGCATGGAGTGCTGACTCAGAGCCTTATCTAATACACTTACCATCTACACAAAATGATCCTTCTATTTTAGGAGTTATATTAGATCTTGAAATAACAGTAAATGAAGGAGAAGGTGTGTTTCAATACACAAGCGCATTGAATGGTAAGGTGACAGAAGCAACTATACAACTAGATGAAACAATTGAAATTTG